AAATAGTATATAAAAACCCGGATTTCAAAAATACGTTGTACCTTTGTACCGAGTTGGGAAAGCCGGATTATGAATTTGAAGAGGACGGCGAAGAACGGGACGGGTATTTTTTCCCGGAAAAACAAATATCAGTCAAAACGTTTAAATGTACGATATTGGCACCGGAGTTCCTTTGCGACGTTATGCGTTTTATCCGTATGGCTGATTACATACATATAACTGACAAGTACGGCAGGGAATACGATTGCGACACTTTTTTAATTACCCCCAAATGGCAAACGCAGGGAGATTTAGCAAGTGTGGAAATTGAATTTAAAACGAACACCGTAGTCAAAAAAATAGGACGTGGATATATACTAGCTAATAAAGGAGATTTCAACAACGATTTCAATAATGATTTCGACAACAACTAAAACTTTAAATTATGGGAAATTACGAACAGTTAAAACAAGCGGTTTCCGACGTTATTAAAACAAACGGTAACCAAGAAATTACGGGAGCAATAATGCAAAACGCATTATTAACAATTATTTCCACAGTAGGAGATAAAGCGACATTCGCAGGAATAGCAACCCCAACGACAAATCCGGGAACGCCGGACCAAAATGTTTTTTATCTAGCTTCAGAACCGGGCGTTTATTCAAATTTTGGAGGCGTTGAATTAACAGACCAAGTATTTATATTTACCAACAAAAATGGTAATTGGGTAAAACAAGATTCCGGAATTGCAACAAGTGCAAAAGTTTTCGAGTTAAAAAATATATTAGGAAGTGCTTTATCAATGTACTTTAGTAATATTTCTGAACAACCGCAAGGTTATATACAAAATTATTATATAAACAATAATGGTAATTTTGTATCTCAAATTCAACAAATAACTTATTATTGGCATGTAAATGAAGGAGATATTATAAAAATAGAGGAAAATTTAAATGAATATTATGTTGCCTATGCCTTTTTTGATGATGTTCCTAATATAAATTCTTCACCTATTTCATATTATCCCTATGATGGGTATAATCAGTATGTGATTTCTCCTATTGATGGCTATATAGCAATATCTGGCTATTATCTTTCTATTATCAACTTATATAAATCAAAAGAATCTTTATCTGATATTATTAATTTTAATCTTTGTAGAAAACCAATAGCTTATAATAATGTTGCCACTGAAACAATTGATGGATATTATATAAAGAATACTGGAGAGATAATTTATCAAGCAGGGCAATACATAAAATACTTAAAGGTCAAAAAAGGGGATTTCGTTAAAATAACGGCTTCAATAGGTACTAATTATTCAGCTTTTGCTTTATTTGAAGAAGAGCCTACTGTTAGTTCTAAGCCAGTATATTTCAGACCGTATACAAATGAAAAGGATTTATACGTAATGATTCCTATTGATGGGTATATAGCGTCAAGTTCTGATAAAATTAATGCTTTAAATATAGAATTGGGGGAATATAAAGATGTTAATATTATAGAATATCTAAGCTACTATTTTTATAATTCCTATAATGTAGTAGGAACTATTGATAATTATTATTTCAATAATGTAGGAAAATTCCATTCGCAGATTGGACAATATTGTCAATATGCGTTTGTGAAAAAAGGAGAAAGAGCAAGAATAATGGGTGGTACTAATAATGTCTATGCGGCATGGGGTTTTTTTAAAGAAATTCCTACAATTGAATCAGTACCTTATAATTTTGTTCCTTATTCAATTTATAATACTTATTTTACTGCCCCGGAAGATGGGTATATATTGGGTTCTGCTGATAAAATTAATAATATTTATATTTTAAAAGCAAGCGAAATACCGAATGTAAAAAAATATACAGGAAAGACATGTATATATATAGGGGATAGCATTTCAACACTAAATAATTATAGATGGAAAGGGCTATTGGAAACAAATTATAATTTGAATTATGTTAGAGATATATCTGAACAATTAGCTCCAGCAAATGGAGGTATTACTATAATGCCAAATGACGATGATGATTCTCTTCCAAATGAAAACAAATCAATATGGTATAGATGCGCAAAAAAAAGGATGTCTATTTATTCTTTTGACATGATTTCCTTATTTGGAGGGACAAACGACATGACTAAAGAAAGTCTAAAAATTGGGACTGTTGATGATGTTGCATACGTAGATAATACCGAGGGAATTATTACTATTGACGAAAATTGCACATCTGAGAAGCCTGCTGAGTTATCATTTGCTTCAGCATTAAAAGGGTGTATTCTTATGTTAAAGAGAGATTTTCCCGGCAAAGAAATAGTAATACCAACTGTAATGCCTTGTGGCGGAATATATGGAAATTGGACTGATAAAGATACAGGATTGAAAGCAAGCGAAGCAATAGCATATCTACAGCTAAGAGTTGCTGAAAAATATGGATTAAAAGCAATACCCTTGTATTGGGATATGCGAACAACAGAGAATGCAGCATATAATTGGGCTGACCAATGGGGTGCGCATCCTAATTATCAAGGTGCATTAAGATTACAGGCTTTATTTGCTCAGACATTATGTTTGTAGAATAACTATGTAAGTTTAATTATGGAAAGATTATTTAATTGGGAACAATGGCGTATAATCGCCATTTCCACGGTTAGCCCGTTATTTGGGTATTTAACCCCGACAAAGGGTTTTGTTTATGCGTTAGTAGTAATGTTTGCGTTCAATATTTGGTCGGGAATGAGGGCGGACGGCGTGGCGATTGTGCGATGCAAAAACTTTTCGTTCCGTAAATTTAAAAACGCATTGTGCGAATTTCTGTTGTATCTGTTTATCGTGGAGGCGATTTTTGTAATAATGAAAAATTGCGGCGATGAAAATGCGGCGGTTATCGTGGTAAAATCACTAACATACGTGTTTATGTATGTGTATTTACAAAATGCGTTCCGCAATCTGATTATTGCGTACCCCCGGAATTTGGCATTACGTATTATTTACCATGTTATCCGTTTGGAGTTTACAAGGGCTTTTCCGTCGCATTTGCGACCGATAATTGACAGATTGGAAAAAGAATTTGGGGACGACCCCGACAAAAACAATAAAAAGAAATGAGAAAATAAAAATGAGTAAGGTTATTATTTTAGAAAACGGTCATGGTATAGATTGTGCCGGTAAACGTTCTCCCATTTGGGGGGACGGTTCGCAGTTGTTTGAATGGGAGTTTAACCGTGATATTGTACGCCGTATTGCGGCGATGTTGAAAGCGGAGGGAATAAAGTTTGAAATTTTGGTACCGGAGGACAACGACGTATCATTACCGGAACGTTGCCGACGTGCAAACGTTATCCATGCAGATTGCGGCAACAACGCCGTTTTGTTTAGCGTTCACGGGAACGCCGGAGGCGGCACCGGGTGGGAATGTTATACAAGCGTAGGACAAACGAAAGCGGATGCAATCGCAACCGTTCTTTGTAAGGAGGCGGAAAAAGAGTTTGCCCCGGATGGTTGGAAAATGCGTTTTGATTATGTGGACGGCGACCCGGACAAAGAAAGCCAATTTTATATACTGAAACATACGGTTTGCCCGGCGGTATTATCCGAAAACTTTTTCTTTGATAATGAAAAGGATTGCAAATACATGTTGGATAACGAATTTAGAAACAGAATTGCAAAAATTCATTATTTAGCCATTAAAAAAATAATTTAATACTAAATTTGCGACGGGAATAGTTCGGAGTAGCTACCGAATGACAAGGGCAAGCCGATAGCCTTTTCCCGTTTCTTTTATCGGCTAATTTAATATCGGTATAATATGGAAATACGGAAAGAAATTCCCGGAAGTGGTGGAAAGTATCAAATTAGTAATTATGGAAATGTTTATTCTTTAATTAACAATGTGCAATTGAAAGGCGTAAATAATGGAAATGGTTATTTGCGTGTTAAACTGAATGAAAGACTTTTTTATATTCATAGATTGGTTGCAATGGCATTTATTCCAAATCCAAAAGGTTATAAAGAAATAAATCATAAAGATGAAAATAAACTAAACAATAATGCAGATAATTTAGAATGGTGCAGCCATAAATATAATATGAAATTTGGTACAAGAAATAAAAGGGCTATTGACAATACTAAAAAATCAGTTATTCAATATACAATGAGTGGCAAATATGTGTGTAGTTATAATAGTATTGTTGAAGCGGCAGGAAAGATGAGTATTTCCAAAGGAAATATTGTTTCGGTATTAAAAGGAAATAGAAAAAGCGCAGGAGGCTATAAATGGAAGTATAACAATAAATAATCAGTTATGACAAAGCAGGAACAAAAAGAATACTTGCAAAAGTTCGTTGCAAGTCAAGGAACACAAGCCGGGTTAAGTATTACGCCGTTGTTGGAGGCAATAATAAACGGTAATGATGATATTTTCGTTGTTACGGTTGAGGATAACGCCGAAAACACAAAAAAAGTAACCAACCAGCATGAGGATATAAACAATTTCATTACGGCGGCAAATGCAGACCCATTGCACAACACGCCGAAAGTTTTCATTGATGGGGTTGTTTTGGCATTTACTCAAATTGAGGTATCAGAGGACGAAATAAACGGATTGATTTTTGTTGATGGCGGCAAGTACATATTGACGTTAAGCACAACAGAGGAAAGCAGCCAATTAGTTTATACAGCTAACGAGCCATGAAAAAATATCTAATAATAGCGGCAATTGCTTTGGCGGTTGCCGCCGTTGTCACTATATGGGTGCAACGTTCCCGGATTAATCAGTTAACCGGGGAAAGGGACAAATACAGAACCAACACGGAAACGTTATTGCAGGACGTTTCCCGGTACCAAACAAAAGATAGTTTGAACGCCGCAAAAGTTGGGGTTTTGGAACTGAAATTGTCAGAGTTTGAAAAATACCGGGCGAGCGATGCGGAGTTGATAAAGACGTTGCAGACAAAGAACCGGGAGTTGGAACGGGTTACAACAACCCAAATGGAAACAATAACCAAATTGCGGGGAACCGTCCGGGACAGCATTGTATATTTGCCCGGAGATACGGTTACGACCGTTGTACGTTGTATTGAGTATTCCGACAAATGGGTTGACTTTGACGGATGTATTATAAATAATACTTTTTCGGGCAAAATTATAACACGGGATAGCCTTTTAATAACGGAAACTGTGCAATATAAGCGTTGGTTAGGTTTTTTATGGAAAACCAAGAAAATAAAGAACCGGGAAATTGATGTTATCAGCAGGAACCCGCATACAAAAATAATGGGGGTTGAATATATAGAGATTGAAAAATGAGTATTTTTGTATCAAATACTTTTTCATTCCATTTATAAGATTGTTTTTAAGGATTAGCCGGGTTTTCCCCGGCTTTTTTAGTTTTGCCCATTTTTAGCCCCGTAGCGGGCTTTTCTTTCCCGGATGGATAAATTACACATTTCGCCCGAAAAAGTGGCTTAAATCGAAAATTTGCCCAAAATAACTATCTTTTGAACCAAAAACAGAATTTTTTGCCATTTCCCGATAAAATAAAAAGAAATTCTTTTGGTAATTAAAATAAAGGTTGTATATTTGCATTGTCAAACAACAACGACGGGGCGTTTTTCCCGAACAATTAAAAGAAAATCAAAATGGCAACAACAATTTACAACGGTTTAGAATACACAACAAAAGAAATTAATCGCAATTTCCGCATTAAAATCAACGGTATTGTTGACGGTAAAAAGGTTAACAAGTTGGTAGGCGTTAAAAGATTGATTGAATTGATTGGCGTTGAAATGGCTAATAAGATGTTGCGCCGTGCATTTAATGGCACCGATGATAAAACCGTTTGCAAATTGCGCAGAGGAATAAAGATAAGTTTCTATGTTAAATAATATCCGACCGGGCGGGTTCCCGGAACCAAATACAAATTCGTATGAGTTCAGAAAAAAGAAACAAGTTAAGCGAGATTTTCAAATTGGCGTGGCAGTTCGTAAAACGCAATGGTTATAAACTTTCAGAGGCTTTAAAATGTGCATGGTTGAACATTAAGTTGAAAGCCGAAATGAAAAAACGAATTGTAAAATTCTACTTTCAGAAAATAGACGGTTCATTGCGTGAGGCATACGGAACCACAAACCCGGAAACAATCCCGGCAACAACCGGAACCCGGAAACCCTCCGACACGGTACAAACGTATTTCGATACAGAAAAGCAGGAATACAGATGTTTTAAAAAAGCTAATTTAATTCGTATTGCATAACCAACGCCGGGGATTTCCCCGGCATATAACAAAAAAATGGAACAAAAATATTTTGTAAGAAAAGTTATTGAGTATTCATGTGTTGTATTCCAAGTTGTAAATAAAAAGACCAATTGCGTTGCATATTACGACAAGGACGAAGAAATTGCAAAAAGAGTATGTGATAAATGGAATAATACCAAAACATAAAAACAATAGTGTAATGGAAAGTATAATAATAAAAGAAATTGAAATGATGTTGGAACTACCTTTGTATGAAAGACAAAAAGCGTATTTCCAAGACTTATTAAACGCTGCAAAGCCCGTTACAATTGTTCCGGCGGCTGATGTATTAGAGGACTACGAATTGGACTACATACGGAACGTAATTAAGCCAAAGCCAAAAGAATGTTATCGTAACGCCTATTTGCTTTGCGAGGCTTTCCCGGAAAGAATCTTATATTGTGAGGGAAGAACAAACGTCCCAATACCGATTGACCATGCGTTTAACAAGGTCGGCGACGCATATATTGACATAACATTTGAATTTGCGTTGCATGAAAACCCGTCAATATATGAGTACGTAACATTTGGAGAGTACGACGCAAAGACCATACGAAAAGCAGTATTGGAAACCGGATATTACGGCGAAATTTACAAATGGTTGTATTATCAGAGTAAGAAATAAAAAGACCCCCGGCGTCATAAATCAATATGCACCAGGGGAATTTTACGCAGTAACCGAGAGCGATTTTTGGTTGATGCGGTACCACAAAAATATATTGTTTGCCGTAAATTGCAAAACAACCCGCAAAAATAAATTTGAAATAAAAGTATTTATCTTTGGTAGTAAAAAAAATATTTGTACCTTTGCATTGAAGTTAAGCCCACGCACGGGGATAGTGCGAAATAATATGAATATCAGAAAAGACAAAGAATTGAACATTTTGGCGAAAGCAGCCGGAAAGAAAGCAACAGAAGTTGAAACAATCATTGTAAACCAATTAATCCAAAAGGAAATGATACAAGACGACCCGGAATTTTGGGGATGCACTTTGTTTGATAGTATCGAACGTGACGTTCCGGTTTCTGATGTTGTCGGCATTATCAAAGCAACCGGAATTTCGGTTGTACGTTCCGAACATTTGGACGCATTTCTGAATTTGGTATTGGTCGGAAAAGGAGATTGCCCGGTATGTGGCGGAGAAATGGAAGTTACCGACGCCGATTATAAATGTTGCGGCGGCGATGGGTATTTAACCCCGTATGAATACGAACCGATATTTGAGGAAAAAACCTGCAAACATTGCGGGCATGTAGAGTAATAACCATAAAAATAAAACAATATGAAATTGAGAGTAAACGAAGCAATCGCCCGTTCAGAGGCAAACGGAAAGAAAGTATTGAAAAAGGATATTGCAGCCCGATTGTTTGAGGGCGCAAGCGAAAGCGCACAGCAGGTAAATATGACAAATCTTTGCAACGGGACAACCAAAAGGATTGTCCCGGAATGGGTAGTAATAATTTGCGAAATGTGCGGTTGTTCCGCCGATTATCTGTTTGGTATGGAGGATTAAAACCATGAAAAAGAAGTTTATCGAAAAAATGGAAAAGATGGTTGATGTTTTCTTTTCCGATGCGTGGCAATCAAAGGTTTTTGCAATGATATTTAGCATTTTCGGAGTAATATGTTTTATTGCCGGATTTTGGAATTATATCCATTTTTTGTTTTCTGCAATGTGTGGATTAATGGTTTATGTATTGTTTAACGAATTAAAGAGCAAATAACATGAGAGCGAAAAAGAAACAGCCGGAAAACCCGGAAAAAAGTATTGCAAACACAATGGGTAACGCAGTAAATGCGGTTAAGAAGTTGGCGGAAGCAATGGGACAATTGCCCGCCGATAAATTCCCGGAAATAAACGATGAACAACAGATTGTCCCCGGATTGGATGCCGTCGAAATAGAACAGCCCGCCGGGGCTTTTGAAATTGTGCCGGGCATGACGGTTGAGGAAATGACAGCAATGTTTTTTGATGGTGCGTTGATTGAACCGCCGTATAAAGTATGGCAGCTAAACAGCAAAGGACACCGATATTATTACAAGTTTGACGACAACGGAACCCCGGAATTTTATCCGTCAGTTACAACCATATTATCGCAGACAATGCCAAAATCGGAATTTCTGATTAAATGGATTGCCGACAAAGGTATTGACGAGGCGGAACGATACAAAGCAGAACGGGCGGCGTATGGTACATTTATGCACGCCCAATTTGAGGAACTTATAATTAACCGGGTTTATGATTTGGACGGACTGAAAGCCAAATTAAAAGATTATATTGATAACAACAAATTGCCAGCCGATTTCATTTATTACGCTGATGATTTCAAAAAGGATATATTAGCATTTGCGCAATTTGTTTTGGATTATGACGTTAAACCGTTAGCCGTGGAAATTGCGTTGGTACACCCCGTTCATAATTACGCCGGAATGATTGATTTACCGTGTACGATGTTATCAAAGCCCGGTTCAAAAGAATACATAAACGCAATTGTGGATTTCAAAAGCGGGCGCAAAGGATTTTACGAAGAAGCGGAAATTCAGTTGCATTTATATGCGATGATGTGGAACGAAAATTTCCCGGATATTCCGATTGACCGTGTTTTCAATTTCAGCCCGAAAGATTGGCGAAAGAAACCGACGTACAATTTGAAAGACCAAACAGACAGCCCGAACGCAAAGAAAATCCCGTATCTATTGGAGTTGGCAGCAATTGAGGACGAAAAACGGGATAATACATTTACGGCGGTTTCCGGGGAAATATCATTGGATAACGAACTGGATTTGACAAACAATATTGTTTCGCTGACGTTGGCGGAACTTGTTAAAAGCAAAGCCCCGGCGGAAAAGAAAAAGCCGGAACCGGAAAAAGCCGTTACCGTTGAGGATTTGAAGAAAGACCCGGAACCCGAACCACAGCCGGAACAGAATGTTATCAGTTGCGAAAAGTTTATTGATTTGATAAACAACGACGACGACAATTATTCATTATACCAAACAACAGATATTGGGAACACATACGGCGTAAAATTGGTTGACGATGGCTTTAATTTAGACCAATACGGATGGTACAGCATAGCAACCAATATTTATAAATGTTCTGACGGGTTTGTTAAAGTGACCGGAGTGTTTCAAAGTTTTTCAGAAATGCAGGGTTGGTCGGATATAGACGTACATTCAGAGGCGGAAAAATTGCAGGGAAAAGAATTGCAAGCGTTTGAATTGAGAATGAAAGCGTATGAAATAGAAAATGCCACGGAACAACAGCCGGAACCCGAACCACAACCGGAACCGGAGGAAAAGAAAACCAAGACCGTAAAGAGAACCACACGAAAAACGGCAAAAACGGCGGAAAACAAGCCCGTCAAGGAAAAGAAAACCGCAAAACGTACAATTACACCAAAAAAAGAAAAAGTGGCTAAAATCGAAGAAAAACAGCCTAAAAAGCCGGAACCCGTGACAAAGAAAGATTTGTTGAATACTGAAATTGATATATAAAAGCAAGGGGCGGAAAGCCCGCCCCCGTATCTTTTTCGCCAACATGGGCGATAAGATGATGCAAAAGTAAAAAATAATTTATATATTTGCAATGGGGATAGGTCGGAGTAGCTACCGACCGAAAGGGTAAGCCAACAGCCCTTCCCCATTTCTAATTTGTTGGCAGTTCTTAAAAGTTGGTAATTATGGAAAATGAAATTTGGAAAGACATTCCCGGATATGAGGGGTATTATCAAGTTAGTAATTATGGGAGGGTAAAATCAATGTATTTTAATGCTAAGAAAACATTAGGATATAACATAAAAATAAACCCGAAAATAATTAAAAATGGAGTTGATAGATATGGTTATTTATTTGTTAGATTGTATTTGGGTGACAAAATTAAAAGATATTCAATTCATAGACTTGTAGCACTTTTATTTATACCAAACCCCAATAATCTACCAGAAGTAAATCATAAAGATGAAAATCCACAAAATAATCATGCTTGTAATTTAGAATGGAGTTCGCATAAATATAACATGAATTATGGAACAAGAACAAAAAGGCAGTCACAAAAGATACAAGTTTCCGTTTCTCAATATGATATGAAAGGCAGATATATAAGAACGTATGAAAGTATAAAGCAAGCACACGAAGAAACAGGAATAGATAAAACGGGTATCAGTATGTGTTCAAGAGGATTATTAAAAACGTCCGGAGGATATATTTGGAAGAAAGGAGGCTTAAAATGAAAGGTAGAATAATGCGTAATGAACCAATAAATAGAATATCATTACCTATAATTGGGAAAATAAAAGTTGGAATAAAAGATGAAAAGGGATTGCCTAAAAGTGTAGATTATTTTGTAAGCACCGGGAAATATGCAGGATTATTTAAGAAAGCATACGGAGAGAAGCCGCAAACAATACAAATAGTATTTGCCTATGATGAACCGGAAAAGTCATGCCGGGAAGAATATCAATATAGGGACGATGCGGGTAAATTGGTTGCATACGGCGACGGGGAAACGTTCTTTGTATGGAACGGAAAACAATATGCACAATACAGTACAAAGGATTATCCTAATTTGATGGCAGGGGTTACGGAAAAGCACCCAAACCGTGCCGTAAAGAATGGCGGCGACGGTTGGATTGTTACGTTGACCGTAACGTTTATTATTCCTTTGGTTCGTGGGGTTGCCGGGGTTTGGCAGTTCGTAACAAAGGGTACGGCGTCAACAATTCCAAATATCCGAGACACGTTCGACGCCATGTTGCAGGAACGGGGATTTGTTAAGGGTATAGTTTGGGATATGAACGTACAATTTGCCGTCTCTCAAAAGCCCGGCGACCGTTCCCGTTATCCGGTCGTTTCCATTGTTCCGAACGAAAGCGAGGGGAATTTGCGTAAAGTAACTGAAGCATTTAAGCCAATAAAATTGATAGAAGAATGAAGAAAATTATTTTGTTTTTAGTGATATCAGTAATGTGTGTAAGCGTGTATGCCCAAACTGTAGTAGAGGTTGAAACGTTGAAAGTAACAGACCTTGGGAACCAAAAATTGTGCGCTGCAAAGGTGAATGGGTGTATAGACCATTATTACATTATGCTTAAAACTAGTAATATATATCAAAAGTATATTACTGTTTACCTTGGGGATAAGGAGGAAGCTATAAGGTTACTCCGGTTTTTGTATGACTTAAATTCTAAGGGTGGAACCTATATACATCTGGAAAATAGGACTAACAACGTAGTTTCATGGAATAGATTAGGCTATTATACAGTATTCTCTGAGGGGAGGGTATTAAAAGGACATATAAGAAAGCAAAATATTAAGGGCTTTATCGCAGAATTAAACCAATAATGTTTGATAATTCAAATAAAACATCTATTTTTGCAGCATAAACAAACGACTACCACCGTTTATACGATATTGCTAATTAGCTTGAAACCCTTGGTTTGGTGTGTGGTAGCCCAAACCTCGGGTTTTTTTTTTATAACCTATGACATACAATATATTTATAGACCAAAGATTCGCCGTTGCAAATGAACTGACTATTGTTCAAACAACAACGCTTGCAGCGTGTATGACATTGCCAACGTGGACTAATACAATTACGGTTGATGGCATTGTTTGGTATCAATATTCAGAAACAAAAATGGTAGATGATTTTCCGTTGCTTTTTTCAATCCCTAAAAGAGTTTACAAAAACATTAAAGAACTTGCAGACAGAGGATTTATTGAGTTGAGTTCTTTTGGGAAAACAAAGTATCTAAGATTTACAGAAAAATGTAAAACATGGAACAGAAGCGAAACGGACTTTAATCAGTCCGAAAACGGACTACAAGACTATAATATTAATATACAGCAGTCCGAAAACGGACTAAACAACAGTCCGAAAACGGACTTTAATCAGTCCGAAAACGGACTACAATACTATAATATTAATAATAATAATAATATTAATAACACTATAAAGAAAGATGCTAAAGCATCTAAAGAAAATCCGGACGGATTTTCACAAGACAATTTTTCAAACGAAGAAAAAACAGTTAAAGCAAGTATTGTTTATGGGTTTACCCCGGAATTGTTGGACGCCAGAAAACAAGTAATTGATAAAGTTGATAATTACTTTGCAAAACTTGTATTCCCATTTGATAGCGATGAATTTAAACGGAACTTTTATATTTTGATGTGTCAACCGAAATGGAGAACGTCGCAAAAGAGTTTTTCAGCGATACAAGCAAATTTAAATGGATTAAGTAAATACCCGGAAGAATTTGCGCTGATTCTGATAAAAGAAAGCATTTCAAAAGGTTGGGCGGCGTTAGAATATGATTCAACCCCCGAAAAATACGAAAAATGGGAAAAAATGAAACGTTCCGTAAAGACAGAGCAGCAAAGAAGCAAAGAAATTGCGGATATGATGAAGTATTTAAACAATGATTTTGATTGATATGGGAGCAATTGAAAAAAAAGAAAATACGGCGTTAGAAATATATAATACCAAGCCCGGAACAAAAGCCATTGAAGTACGCCGTAGAATGATGCAATTGCCGGAGGTTGCCAAAGCATTAAACCCAGTTGAAAAATATGTTTTCGCAGCGTCAACAAAAACACCAATTGCGGAAATTGACGATGCAAAATTAGTTGAAAATCTTTCGTTGTTGTTTAAGCGTATAGCAATGGACGTTGGTTATATAATACCACAGAATGAAAATGATTGGAATTATATACAATCCCGGTTGTTGGATATTCTGAAACGTTATCACTCTGATATGACGTTGGCGGATATTAAGATAGCTTTTGAGTTGGCGACGACCGGGGAATTAGACGAATTTTTGCCGAAAGATAAACACGGGAACCCGGATAAAAATCATTATCAGCAATTCAATGCGGATTATCTTTCAAAGATATTGAACGCATACAAGCGAAAACAGAACGTCGTAATTGACAAAGCGTTTAAAGTATTGCCGGAACCAAAAGGCGAAATGACGCCGCAGCAAATACGGCAATTTGAGATACAAAGACAATGGCGGAACCGTTATATTTTCCTTTGCTACAAATACACCGGGAAATTAATATTGGGGCTAACTGATGATATGTTTTTGTATGAATGGTTGCAAAAATGCGGGTTGGCTGATGATGTACAAGTTAAAGAGGACGACCGAAAAGAAGCGTTTGCCCGGTATATGCAGCGTGTAGCCCGTGGAATGATAAACCAATATACAGCGTTTCAAGTTCGCCGAAAAGGAACCGAAAGCCCGGAAATTGATTTTACGGCGTTTGAGGTTGCCCGGAAAAAGGAGATTATAAAAGCATTTGACCGGATGATTGCCGAGGAAATGCAAGTTGATAACTACATGAAGTTTTAAATATGGAACTATTTATTGTTTGCTTTATAATTGGCGTAATAGGTTATTTTACAAAAGCGGGAGGATATAAATATGAAAATTGATTGTATAGTTGGGATTGACCCCGGAGCAAGTGGTGGTATAGTAACATGGCGACCAAACCACAATATAACCGCCATAAAAATGCCGGAGGATATAAACGACATAAGAGATTATTTGAATCATTTGAAAACAATATGTTCGCCAATTGTTTTTCTTGAAAAACTAAGTGTGCGCCCGGATGATATAACGCCGGGTGCCGATGGCGTCAATATGGGAAAGTTGTACCGAATACAAAAGATGATGGCAAACTTTGAGCAGTTGAAAGCAATCATTTCAGTTTGCGATGTTCCGTTTGTTATGGCGCATCCTATGAAATGGCAAAACGAATTGAAGTTGCGGGCAAAGATAAGCCAGAAAAAGGAGGAAAAGAGCGAGCGAAAACGCAGATACAAAGAGATTGCCGGGAATTTGTACCCGGAATTGAAACCGACATTGTGGAACGCCGACGCCACGTTGATAATGCACTTTGGACGATACATTTTGCGCAACAACCCCGATTGGGTGCGTCAGAATTTACCAAGCAACATGCACGAACGTTTGTTTTAGCCCCGTAGAGCGATTTTAATTTCAAAATAGATAAAATATACATGGAAGAAGAAAAAACCCCGCAAATCGAAAATCCGGGAAAAATAACGTTGGAAGAGTTCGCCGAGTTAATTCGACAAATGCGACATAACCAACGCAGATATTTTGCCCAACGCAGACCGGAAATATTGGAAACGTGTAAACGTTTAGAAGGTGAAGTTGATGCAATTGTTGCTAAAATAACAGATAAACAAATGAGGCTGTTTTGATTTATGCCCGGAATGTATAACGTTCCGGGTTTATTGTTTTTTTTGAAAATAAAAATAATTTTCTTTTGTAATTACGAATTATACGTTATCTTTGCAGCATGAAACCAAAAGAAATATACTTAAAAGAGTTTGATTGTATAGTTACAGAAAATTGTAAGGTTATACAATTTGGGAAAGAAAAGCGAGCGTTTAAGGCGGGCTATTATATGAACGTAAATTTAAAGATTGGAAATTCATACAAAAGTTTTCGATTACATAGGCTTATAGCATTAGCGTTTATTGAAAACCCGGAAAACAAAAAATATGTTGACCATATAGACGGTAATAAATTAAATAATAAAATAGAAAATTTGCGTTGGTGTACAGCAAATGAAAATATGAATTTTGGAAACTTTATAAAGAAAAAAAGAGAATATAAAGTTAAAAGAATTGACGCAAAAGGAAATGTTGAAATATTTAATGATGTATCAGATATATGTGTCAATAAATGGGAAAAATATGTTATACTACAATGTTGTAATGGAAAAAGAAAAACAGCATACGGGTATAAATGGGAATATGTAAAATAATAAACACCGACCGGGCGGGTTCCCGGAAAGTAAACATTTTATTATGAAAACAATGATATACCAAAGAATGAGAGAAACAAAAAAATAATATTAACCGCCGAAAGGCACAAACCGAGAGCATTATGATAGTAAAGAAATTAGAATTGGTAAATTTCCAAGTAATTAAAGAGTTTAACGCAGATTTTGACGGTAACGTTTATTTCATTACCGGGGATAATGAGTTGGGAAAATCAACCGTATTAAAAGCAATTGGGGCTTTGTTGACCGGGAACCGTGACGCCGTATTGAAGAACGGAGAAAGCAAAGGTTTTGCAAAAATGATTGTCGGCGACGACGGAGAGGAATACGAGGTTGAATTGAAATTCACAAAAGCAAACCCACGTGGCACGTTATCAATAAAATCAAAGACAACCGGAATGAAAAGTGATAACGTTTCTATGTTGCAAAAGATTTTCGGTTATACAGATTTTGACGCCGTGGAATTTTCCCGTTGGTCGGAAACCGCCGAGGGACGCAGAAAGCAAATTGAGGTTGTAAAGTCTTTGTTGCCGGAAGAAGTAAGAACAAGGATTGCCGAAATTGATACAACCGTTGCCGGGCTTAAAACAGAACGTACCGGAGTAAACCGAGATTTGAAAACCTACAAATCAATATCAGATGCAGCCGGGCAGGGATTGACAACGCAGGATTTGAAAACGTATGCCAAACAAAAGGACATTACGGAACTGATGAAAGAACAAGCCGAAAACGCCCAATTGATAGAAAAAGCAAAAACCGTTCGTTCGGCTTTGGAGCAAAGAAAAAAGCAGTTGGAAGAAATTCCGGAACGTTTAGCAGAGGCAAAAGCGACATACGAAAAAGCCATTGAAGAAGCTAAAAAGGCGATAGAAAGAACTGAAAAACTTTACAAAGAAGCTATTGCACAAATAGAAAGTGAAAAGGCGGATTATGAAGCACGAAAAGCAAATGCCGAAAAATGGTTGGCTAATTATGAAGAAAACAACCCGGAAAAATTAGATACAGCCGAGCAGTTGAGAAAAGCCGAGGAACACAACAAAAAGGCTGCAAAGGTTGCCGATTATCTTTCAAAGAAAAAACAAGCAGACGACAAAAAAGCAGAAGCGGAAAAGATGGATTCAGAAATTGAGGAATTATCCGCCGAGCGTGAAAAACTTATTTCGTCGGCGAAATTGCCGATTTCCGGGCTTTCGTTTAGTGATGATGGGTTAGTATTAAATGACGTCCCATTTGTCGCCGGAAAGGTTTCAGATTCGCAAATAATGGAGGTTGCCGCAAAACTGATTATTGCAAGTAACCCAACGGTTAAGGTATTCAGAATTGCGAGGGGCGAAAGTTTGGGACAAAAGAGATTGCAGGCAATTTTGGATTTGGCAAAAAAAGAGGGATTCCAAGGTTTTATTGAAAGTGTTGTAAGGGGACAGCAGGATTTAATTATTGAGGAATACACAGAAAACGAGTAATTAACCGGGGCGTCGGTTTCCCGGCGTCCCTTAAACAAAACAATATGGAAGTTAAAGAAATGACAATTTCGGACGTTTTGAAAACACCCGAATTTTATAATAATCTGAAAGTGGTTATTTCCGATTTGGGAAACATCCGGAGAAATGCAGGAATAAGCGCAAACGCCCCATTGAAACGGCACCCGATAGACCGATTGCAGGAAAAAGGAGTTTTTGAACCGGGACAAATGACCGTTCTTTATGCGTCGGCGATGGATAAAAAATTGAAGGGGTATTCAAGCAGCGAAAGAACGTTTATATTGGAAGTTGGCGGCGAAGCGTTTAATATTACAATGAAACAATTGGTTGACCAAGAAAAGAAAGACAATGAGGAAAAGAGAGATAACAGCAACGGGAATGATTAATAATAACGGCGGTTTACAAATGTATTTTGGAGAGTTGAATCAATTCTTTGCAATGCACAAAGGTAGCCGCATAATCGCCCGTTTTATTGTAGCGTCGCCCGGTTCATCAGAGGCTTTGAAAGGTTATTATTTCAATTACGTTGTACCAACATTCAGAACCGGAATTTGGGAAGCCGGGGAGCGTCTGACAGAGGAACAAACCGAACGCCGATTGCGTGAGTTGTCCCCGGTTATGTATGAGCAAACCCCGGATATTAACACCGGGAAATATGAAACCCGGTTGCGGACAATTGCAGAGTTGAGCAATGCGGAATTGATAGAACATATTGAGCATTTGAAACAGATTGCCGCAGAGGAATACAACACGTTTATAGACGACCCAAGAAGCATTTAATATGAGGCATTATTCAGAATTAAGCCCGTTGGAAAAGAAAGCGAGAGAGGCAAGCGGGCGGTTTAAATGTACGGATTGCCCAATATATAAATTATGCAAGACAAGCGAAATGTTTATTGATGCGTGCGATTTTATTTATTTGTCCGCATTTAAAACCGGGTATAATACCCGTAAAAAAGAAACAAGAAGATTAAAAAAGAAAAAATAATATGTTTTGCAAGTGTAACCAACCCCGTAAATGTTACCCGTTGAAAGATTGGCGGGTTATCCGGTACCAATATACGCCGCATGGATATAGCCGGGTTAAATGTTTGAAATGCGGTTGCGTGTGGATTACACGGGCAAATTATGTTGAACAAACGCCCAATAAAGACGGGCAAAAAAGATTTTTTATTATGAAAAAAGTAACATTGAAAGACAGCAAAGGAAATGAGATAAACGACATTATGAAAGATGTTTTGACGTTCGATTGTGAAACAACCGGGTTGCCCCCAAAGGGCGCAAAATGGGACGTTGATTTTGCGGAATTTCCAAATATTGTGCAATTGGCATGGGCGGTAAACGAAAAGGAACGTTCCTACATTATTAAGCCGGAGGGATGGGAAATACCGGAAGCGTCAACAGAAGTTCACGGAATTACAGCAGAGAGAGCAAACGCCGAGGGCGTCCCATTTGCTGATATTATAGGCGAATTTTTGGAGGATTGCGAAAAAGCCCGTTTGTTGGTAGGACACAACATTTACTTTGATACGTCAATTGTAAAAGCAATGATATTGCGAATTATGGGGCGTGAGTATTACGACGAAAAAGCCGAGGACGCATTGTTTAAGGGAAAACGAATTGATACGATGATGAAAACAATTAAATTTGTTGGCGCATTGTATGCAGACGGACGTCCGGGCAAATATCCGAAATTGGAGGAACTTTACAACAAGTGTTTCCCCGGCGAAACATTCCCGGCGCATGATGCGTTGGAGGACGTGAAAGCCTGCAAACGTTGTATTCCGGTTTTGGTGGAAAATGGTATTATAGAACTGAAACCAAAAGAATATCCGGCGGAACAATTGAAGTTTAACCCGGAACCGGAACCCGCAAAGACCAAAAAGGTAAAAAGGGAAGTTTTAGTTCACGACCCGAAACCGATATTTGCACCGGATGCAGAGCCGGAAAACAAGGTTGCAAAATTGTTAAATGAAACAGACTTTTAAATTATGAACGAAAAAAAAATGTGCATTGATTGCGTGGATTATCCGGTATGTTGTTTGTCCGGTCGTTGTGCTGATGATGAACCGTGCGAGTATTTCCAAGAAGAAACCGACCCGGAGGAACCGGGAAACAATAAAGATTAAAAATTATGAGCGAAAAAAAACAAAATGTTATGCCGATTCCTACAAAGGAAAAGTTTTCATTATCGAAAGTAAAGTTATTGAAAGATGGCGGGTTAGACGTACATTATGAAGTAACGGAAGTTGTCGGAAATGAGAGTTACACGAACAAATACCATGTATTGAGTGCAAAAGACATACACCCGGATTTGCGTCATTTGTTTAATGATTTGCGCCCGATTATGGGACGTGTATTCAACATAACGTCATTTAAAACCATGATGGCAACGCCGGAGTTTAAAGCAACAAAGAAACAAACAGATATTGCAGCCGAATTTGCGGAAGAATGTTTGGACAATATAGAGGTTAGGGGCGTTTCTTTGTCCGGGCAAGATGATAACGTAGGCGTCGTTTTAACCGGATTGTTTACCATATCAAACAATCAGAAAACAGCAATCAATACCCCACGAATGAAATATAACGTTGAAACGTTCGGTTTTGAGGAAGAGTTGGAAAACATTGTTTGCGATATTGAAAACGAGGTTTACGAATTTCTGTTTGAGGGCAAAAAGGCGCAAATGGATTTGTTCGGGGCTGATGGGGAACCAAACCCGTTAGTTTACGTAAATGATGCAGACAACGAAAATGAAAATGATATGTTCCCGGAAATGGCAGACCCGGCGGACGATACAGACAATATGTAATGGAGCCAATATTGTTGACCGAGCGTTGCGAATATGAATATTGCGTTGCACGTGGTTACGAACCGTTATTGGATATTCGTAATTTTCGGTTAGATATACGGTTGCGTGTTGAGTTACAACGGGAATTGTTCGGGCATTGCGTTTTAGGACGTGGCGACATTCCCGTTGCCAACCAACGGTTTTTCCGGTGGGTTTGGGAACATAAGCCGCACAGATGCGAGGAATGTTTAAAGCCGTTACGGAATTATTCCGCCGTTTATTCTTCGCATATATTGACCCGTGGAGCGTTTCCCGAAATGGCGCATGATGCAAGAAATATAAATATACTATGTTTTGAACATCATTCATGTTGGGAGAATGGCGACCGTGAGAAAATGCGAATATATCCGGGCAACGTCCGGATTATTGAATTGCTTAAAAACGAATACAGAAGTTTGAAAATATGAGGACGAAAAAAAGAACACCCGATTACGGGGCAATTTCCCGCCGTTCAATCCAAAATGATTTTAAAAGGGTACAAAGGTACCCGGAAAGGGAGAAACGCCCGCAAATCGAAAATCCGCCCGAAATAAATGCAGAAAGACGGGTTTTGTTTGTTAGTGAAAATTCAGCATATTACCGATACCGTTCTTTTTTCGTCGGTAAATTGGTAAGACTAATAAAACAATCAAACGTCGGCGGTTGGATAGTTGGATTTGTTTACGACGACGACCGGAAAGCGATAAATCATGCCGCCGGATGGTCGGATATGAAAAAAGAATATTTGTTGGATGGTGTAAAATTTAAGTAGATGAAAATCAAAAAACAAACCGGATATAAAATTGTATTTTATACGTTCGTGGCGTTAACGGTTGCGTCATACATTTGGACGTTATGGAGTATTGGAAGTTGGATTTTTAAAGCTATATTTCTATGAGTGTAAACAAAGTTATTTTAATGGGTAACGTCGGAAAAGACCCGGAGTATAAAGATTTCGACAACGGCGGTTCGGTTGCGCAATTCACGTTGGCGACAACTGACAGAGCATTTAAAACGGCAAATGGTACAGAAGTACCGGAGCGCACCGAATGGCACAATATTGTTTTGCAAAATGGATTGGCAAAGGTTGCAAAAGAGTATGTAAAAAAGGGCGATAAACTTTATATTGAGGGGAAAATAAGAACCCGCAGTTATGAGGACAACAACGGCGTCAAAAGATACATTACAGAAGTTTACGGGTTTAATATGGAGATGTTGTCGCCAAAGAAAGACGGACAAACAACGCAGCAGGGAGGCGCACCAACACCGCCGCCGCCAATTCCCGACCAAAACAAAGATGATTTGCCATTTTGAGAGTGAGGAACGAAATTAAAATTCAAATCCCGGAGGGTTCCCGGCTGATTGGGACACGGACAAAGGGGCGAACGGTTATTGTTTCTTTTGAATACATAAGGAGGACGCAGCCGTTACCGGAGCCGGAACCGATACGACCAATTGGTTTTGCCCATTACAAGGAACCCGCCGGGAAAGATAAAAAATAAAGTTATGCAGTTTAATAGCAAAGAATATGACCCCGAAAAACACGACCGTTGGCGTGCGTTGACCGTCAAACAGCCATACGCAAATGATTTGGTAACGGCGGCATACAAAGACGAAAACGGCGTTGTTTACGGGGAAAAGACAATTGAAGTTCGGAGCAAAAACACGTCATACCGTGGCGACGTGCTGATATGTTCCGCAGCGTCCCCGGTTTATCCGGGAATGGAAAGCGGCGTTACGTTGGGATTGGTTGAGTTGTACGACGTGAAGCCGATAAAAGAGTTTACGCCGGAGGATTGGGAAAACACCCGGATTCCAAAGGAAAAGAGGGCAAAAATAACAAAGGGTTTCGGATGGATGATGCGCAACCCAAGACGTGTTGTTGAAATGCCAATTAAGGGGCAATTGGGTATCTATAATCTCGTATATACCAAGGGCGAAATAATACAATACCCCCGGAAAATGGTAATTGACAAAAAGAGTTGGGAACAGATAAAAAAACAGATAGAGAAATGAAAACAATCGGATTCCATATTGGACGTATCGGGTTTTATTTGTATCTGCAAAGTTTGTGGAAGTATAAGCAATTTTATTTGACGCCCGGAGTTATGGTTGAGGGCGTAAAAGGACATGACGTTTATTTAGATATTGAAATTAAATTGCTTTGTTTTTCCGTTGGTTTCCGGCTGATATGGATAAAAACCAAAAGAAATTATTAACTTTGTAATGTAAAATACTAAAAACGTGAGCGATGAAAGAGATAACAAAAATATTGCCATTAAATGAGGCGGCAAAGTTTCAAAAATCCGCAGGCAAATATGATTGCACAATTACGGAATTGGCGGTAATGGGAGCAGGGAAAGCAAGAATTTCAATTTCCGGAACAGAGGAAAATTTGGATTTGTTGGTTAGTTCGATAGAAAATGAGAATAAAGAAACCACATCCGTTTGAACCCGGGCGTGAATATAACCCCGGCGAACGTGCGGTTTACCGGGGTATGGTAATAATTGCGGAAAGATGGGTTAAACCGTCTGATAAACTGATTGAAAAGGTTGGCAAATTTGTATGTTTGAGTAGATGCGCACGTTGCGTTATCCATAAAGACGATTGTCCGGCGGTTGGGCTTAAATGTTACAGAACAAGCCGGAGCGATAACAAAGTAATATATTTCAGAAAATTGTATAACATAACAGAAAAAAAGCGATGAAAAAGATATTTCAATTAATAGTATCAATCCCGCACGATAAATTATTGCATATTATAGCGGGAATGATTGTTGTAATGTTGGTTTTGCGTTTGGTTTCATTTATCGGGATTCCGGGAATGATTGCACGTATTATCGCATTGATAGCAGTAATTTTAACCGGGGTATTGCGTGAGGTTTACAACAAAAAACACGGAGGCGTATTTGATAAAAAAGATTTGTACGCCACAATTTCCGGAGGACTGATTGTTTTATTATTAACCGTTTATTAATTGGATATGGAAAAAAGAAGTTTTATTCCGTTTGATGCGGAAACGTTTTTGATGATTGAAGATGTAACGGGAACAGAACCGGAAGTTACAGAGAAAGAAAATTACTTTGAACTTAAAATGTACGCCCCGGACAAAGAGGAAAGAATAATTGAAGCCGCAATATATGCAGTTCAAGGCAGATACGGAAAAAGAATAAAAGACGTAAGGACGATTAAAGAACAAAACCTTTTGCGTGGTGCAATATTCTTTGTTGAATACGAAAAAGGGGCGGGAAATTTGCCAAATGAGTTGCGCACAAATTTAGGTATGCCGGACGAAACCGCCGGGGATATTTATTGCCGCCGATTGTTAGAAGTTCGTGCATTACCCGTAAAGCGTGATAATTGGGAAAAATTGCAGATTTTTACCGGAGGCGGAATAATGCAGATTCCGAGAACGCCCGGAGGTTTGGCGGTTTATTCATTCCCGACCGAAAACGGCGTAATGTTGGACGTACCGGAGGGAAATTTTATTGTATTGACACCGGACGGAAAATTTGGCAAAATGGATATGCAAACGTTTATGGCTAATTTTGAAGAAAAAGACGCCAATACCGCCGGATTGACCTTTGACGAAAAGAGATTGTTTGAAAAGATGAATAAACTTTTCGGCAAAAACTTTCAAATGAGATTTTTAAAACTTACAGAGGAATACCACGAATTGTTTGTTGTTGCTGATGATATGTTGGTAAATGGAATAATACCGGAAAACACGTCGGAAATTATAGACGAGTTAGCAGATTTGAACGCCGTATTGTTCCATATTGCAGCATTGTTTGGATATTCCCAAAAAGAATTGCAGGAAATGGCATATACTAAAATTGCAGGACGTGAGAAAAACCCGGAATTTATGCGCAAACACCCACACAACAAACCGGAAAGCCCGGTTTGCGGTAATATGCAGCAGGAAACCGCCGAACAATACAAACATTTTGAGAACCGTTTTAACAAAAGACTATGACAAACGAAGAAAAAGAAGAATTAAGAAAAAAAGCGTTGTTCCTTACAAATACGGCGTATCTTTTGGCGGACATGGCACATACATGCGTTTTTTACGCTGATGATAAATTAAACCATTTAGGCAAATGCTTTGAAAAGGGCGAAAAAATGAGATTCAAAAAAGCCGCAAAGTTGACAAAAGAAGCATTTAAAGCCGTCAAGGAAATAACGGAACCATTGTATAATATTACCGACGTTGATAATGCGTGTATTGATAGCGATTATCTTTTGGAAGTTATTCAGTTGGTAATAAACAGAACCGACGAAACCGAGGAAAGCAAAACGGCGATGTTGGAATACATAAAGAAGTTACCACAAATTGAACATGTAGAAGTTTAAGCGTATGAAAAAAGATTTTAAACAAGAACTAACCGAACTTATTAATAAGCACGGTTTAGAAAAGGAAATGAGAGATACCCCGGATTTTATTTTGGCACAAGTTTGTATTGATGCAATGGCGGTATTTTCGGAAGCAATCGCCCGCCGTGACGAATGGCACGAATTCAGAAAGGCAGACGAAAAGAGTTCGCAGGATGCAAAACACAATTACCCGGATGATTGCAATATTTGCAAAGACCGTTTTAAATGTGCTGACTTTATGAGAACGCAACCAATTGCAAATCTGATTCAGCGTTTCAAGACGACAACGGACAAAGAGGAAAAAACAGCAATCGCCGGATTGCTAAAACAGATAAACGCCGATGCGTCGGGAAAGCCTCAAAATGATATACCGGAAGAAGTAAAAGAAGTTGCCGGAAAGTTGGCAAAGGCTTTTGGCGCACGTGTTGAGATACACCGTATTGAGATACCGGAAAAGAAACGTAAGTTTAGAAAGAAACCAAGAAAGGAGCAAGGCAATGAAACCCGTTGAATTTCCCGGCGTGAATGTAGTATTTGCAAAAGACCAACCGGAATACATGCCGTTACCTGCAATGAAAATCCCCAATGACCCGCAGGGGCTTATAATTACCAAATGGCAGTTATCCCCGGAAGAATTGGAGAGAATAAAAGAAACCGGAACAATACATTTGTCGGTTGCGACGTTTAACCAACCATTGCAACCCGTATTGTTAACCGTAGATTTACCAACAGAAAAATAATAAAGTTAATTTAAAGAGAAATGAGCAAAAAAATAATACTTGACGCTTGCTGTGGAAGCCGGATGTTTTGGTTTGATAAGAAGAATCCAAACGTTCTCT